TGTTTTTACAATCAATGGGGTATAAACCTAATGAAAAAAAACAAATTATTGGAAAGCATCATAGTATATTTGTTAGTTATGAGTATTCAAAGTCAGACGAATATAAAATATTTTGGGATACATTAAGAAGTGGTAAGTTTTTTGAGGGGGTGGTTGAAAGAAAAAAAGTAGATGGAGGTGTTATTTATTTGCAAGCAACGTATAATCCCATATTGGATAGTAAAGGAAATGTTACAAGTGTAATCAAAATTGCTACCGATATAACTGAAAATGTTATTAGTAAAAATAAAATAGATTCTCTTTCAAAAGAATTGAAAATAGAATTAGATAATTCAAAGAAACTTAAAGATTCCATAGAAATAGAAAAGAATGCGGCATTGAATGATTTGGATGTGGTTATGAAAAAGAGTCAAAGTGAATTAATAAAAATAATTGTTAAATGTGCTTTGGCGGTTATTATAGGGGTTGGTCTTGTAACAACTTGTCTTTATTGGATGGCTATTATGATGGGAAAGGAAACGCAAATTATTGGTTCAACTTGGAGTAATATGTTTAGTGTATTGTTAACAAATGCTTTTTCAATTGTAGGTACGATTATGGGTATCAAATACGCTACTCAAGAAAATGGTAAAGAAAAAAAATAAAGTTTTAAGTTAGGAATATATAACCCCTCCTTTAAAGAGGGGTTTTTTAATATAATCAACTATTTATTTATATGAAAAATATAACAGAAAACGACATTAATAGGTTGGTTAAAAAGATACTTAAAGAAGATGAGGACATTAATATGCAGACTTTAAGACAGGCTGTTGATAAGTACAAACAAAAAAATACACCACCTGAAATTTCCAAAAAAACAGGAGAACCAGTTAAAACAAGTGAGGTACCGTTTAAGGGGTATTATAATATTTCTGATGATGATGTTCCTCTTAACGTAAGAGCTTTCTATAATGATTTTAAGAAAAAATTGGGTGTTTTTAATTTAAAACCCTCTAAACTATCAAAATCTGAAATACTTGATGTTTTGGATAAAATTTTAACTTTAAATGGATTCAACTAAAACTTCGTTAGAAAAAATATTATATTATTTTATACCTAAAGATTATCCATTTGTTGAGGAAATAGTAATTAGTGGAGGTGAATTTGGTGATTATTCTGTAGGTGTTCACATTAGACATAGTAAGTTTTTAAAAAGAAATTAATATTATTTTGTTTGACTTACCACTTATTATTATCTATATTTAATTCAGAAACAATATTTTATCACCTATTAATCAATTTGATTGAAAACTTTACTTGTTGACGGGAACAATCTATACATGATTGGATACAGTGGAATTAGAGACTTATATTCGGAAGATAATCACATCGGAGGTATATATCATTTCATTAATACAATACGAAAATTTTTAGAAGAACATAATTACGACAAAGTAATTGTTTGCTGGGATAGCGAAACTAACACAACAGTTAGAAAAAAAATATATCCTGAATATAAGACAAATAGAAAAAATGAAATGAACGAAGATGAGTATGAATCTTATCTCCACCAAAGAAGTAGAGTTAAGCAATACTTGGAAGAAGTTTTTGTCAGACAGATTGAGGTTCCAAATAATGAGGCGGACGACTTGATTGCAGAATATTGTAGAATTGCTACAGATGAAAAAATTACTATATTTTCATCAGATAAAGACTTCACTCAACTTATATCAAAAAATGTTAGTGTATTTTCACCGGTTAAAAAAGAATATTATAAATTTGGTGATAAGATTTCAATAAATAAAGTTGATATTCCACATCAAAATGTTTTACTTTGCAAAGTGTTTACTGGAGATAAATCGGATAACATATTTGGAATAGAAGGATTAGGTGAAAAAACTTTAGTTAAATTATTCCCAATTTTGCAGGAGAAATCATGCACTATCAACGAAATACTCGATAATGCACGAGTTATCGGACAAGAAAAAAAAGTTCCAAAAATTATTCAAAAAATTTTGACAGGACAGTCAAAAAATGGTATAATTGGTGAAGAGTTCTATACTACAAATTTAAAAATAGTAGATTTAAGTAATCCGCTCATTACTAATGAAGGAAAAGAATTAGTAGAAATAATATATAGAGAAAATATGGACCCGACAGATAGGGGATATAAAAATCTGATGAAAATGATGATGTCCGATGGTTTATTCAAGTACTTACCAAAAGATGATAATGCTTGGATTAGTTTTTTACAACCGTTTTTAAAATTAACGAGAAAAGAAAAAAATAAAATCAACAAAAACTAAAATAAAATGAAAGAACAAGAAATGGTAAAAATGGAACTGTTATTAACGTTGAATGATAGTATAATCGTTCAAAGGTTTTTTAACGTAAAAGGTTATGAGCCGAGTGCAAAGAACTCCCTTGAAATTTATGAGTATCTAATTGATGTTAAAAAAGAATTAGAATATGATTTAAAAATGAAAACAGTTGTGTACATGATTGATAACAGAAGTTTAATTGAAGACGACCAATCGGTTTTAAATACGTCAATGACTGATGGTCCGGAATTCTTCAATATCTTCATCAAGGTTGGAGAACAGACAATTTGTCATAGACAATTCGACGCTAAAAAGTATCCACCAAAGGTTAGATACACTGTGGATGTAAGACCACACCTAAAAAACATTCTTCGTGAGTTAACTGACATTTTTTCATCTGAAAATTTAACTTACGAATATCTAGGACTTCCGCTAGAGGTATAATATTTATAAATTACATTAATAACAATGAGTATGCATTCAGACAAAAATTTTAATTATTTAGGAAACACATTTCAACTACAGTTACTCAACCAAGTTATTTTAGATAAAGATTTTGCTCGTTCAATCATTGACGTTATTGAGCAAAATTATTTTGAAAATAAGTATTTTAAGATAATCATTCAGATGATTAAAGAGTATTATAAGAAATATGAATCAACACCTTCTTTTGATACTTTGGAACAGATTACCAAATCTGAAATACAACAAGCATTAGCTGCTAAAATAGTTTTAGATACGGTTGTACAAATAAAAGATGCACCTCTTGAAGGAAGTACGTTTGTACAAGAGAAAGCGTTAAAGTTTTGTAAACAACAAGAATTACAAAAAGTAATGACCAAGGCTCAAAAGATTATTGATGGGGGAGAGTTTGAAAATTACGATACTTTAGAAGAGTTGGTTAGAGGGGCATTACAAGTAGGTGAAGTAGATAAAGGTACTGAAGATGTGTTTAATAATCTTGATGAAGTATTAAACGATGATTTTAGACATCCGGTACCTATGGGAATACATGGTATAGATAAGTTGTTAAAAGGAGGATTAGCTAAAGGAGAAATAGGGGTGATATTAGCACCAACAGGTGTGGGTAAATCAACTTTATTAACTAAAATGGCAAATCACGCTTATAATTTAGGTTACAACGTATTACAAATTTTCTTTGAAGACAATCCAAAGATTATTCAGAGAAAACATTTTACTCTTTGGACAGGAGTTGCTCCTGATGACTTAGCAACTAAGAAAGAGGAGGTGATGAAAAAAGTTAATGAGATTAGGGAAACTATGGCAAATAAGTTAATCCTTAAAAAGTTACCTTCCGATACAATGACAATGCTGCAAATCAAAAATCAAGTTAGAAAAATGATTGCAGAGGGAAACAAAATTGATATGATTCTTTTAGATTATATTGATTGTGTTGTACCAGACAAAAATCTTGGAGATGAATGGAAGAGTGAGGGTTCTGTTATGAGAGGTTTCGAATCAATGTGTCATGAATTAGACATAGTTGGTTGGACCGCAACACAGGGAAACCGGTCATCAATTTCATCAGAAGTAGTAACCACCGACCAAATGGGTGGTTCAATTAAGAAGGCACAAGTAGGTCACGTTATCATTTCCGTAGCCAAAACGTTGTCACAAAAAGAAATGAAATTAGCAACTATTGCAATCACAAAGTCTCGTATTGGTTCTGATGGAGTAGTATTTGAAAACTGTAAGTTTGATAACGAAATGTTAGAAATTGATACCGAAAGTTCTGTAACCTTCTTGGGTTTTGAAGAACAAAAAGAAGAACAACAAAAAAATCGAGTAAAAGAATTACTTGAAAAGAAAAGAGAAAGGGAAGAAAAACAAAAAAATCAAAAACTAAACTAAAAATTAATTAAAATTAAATTATGGACGCATCACAAAAGATACTGTCTGACATCACTGTCTATATGAAGTACGCAAAATTTGTACCGGAATTAAACAGGAGAGAGACTTGGGAAGAATTAGTAACTCGTAATATGAATATGCATATTAAAAAATATCCTAAACTTAAAAAAGAAATTGTTGAGGTATATAAGTATGTTTACGATAAAAAAGTATTACCCTCTATGAGGTCTATGCAATTTGGAGGTAAACCAATTGAGATTAGTCCAAACAGAATTTATAATTGTGCTTATCTTCCTATTGACCATTTAGATGCGTTTGCGGAAGCTATGTTTCTCCTTTTAGGTGGAACCGGTGTAGGATATTCAGTTCAAAAACATCACGTTGATAAATTACCTGAAATCAGAAAACCAAACTCAAATAGAAAGAGAAGATTCTTAATTGGTGATTCAATCGAAGGATGGGCTGACGCAATTAAAGTATTGTTCAAGTCATACTTCGGAGAACAACTATCAATGCCGGAATTCGATTTCAGTGATATCAGACCAAAAGGTGCTCAACTTGTAACTTCAGGTGGTAAAGCACCAGGTCCTCAACCACTTAAAGATTGTCTTCACAAACTACAAGGTATGTTAGAAGCAAGAGAAGATGGGGACAAGTTAAGTCCAATTGAAGTTCACGATATGGTATGTCACATCGCTGACGCCGTACTAGCCGGAGGAATCCGAAGAGCGGCACTTATCTCGTTATTCAGTGCTGATGACCACGAAATGATTGCTTGTAAAGCAGGGGCTTGGTGGGAAAACAATCCACAAAGAGGTAGAGCGAATAACTCAGCGGCACTTGTAAGACATAAGATTACAAAAGAGTTCTTTATGGACTTATGGAAGAGAGTTGAGGCATCAGGAGCTGGTGAACCGGGAATCTATTTCACAAATGATAAAGATTGGGGAACTAATCCTTGTTGTGAAATCGCACTTCGTCCAAACCAATTCTGTAATTTGTGTGAGGTAAATGTATCTGACATCGAATCACAAGAAGATTTGAACAACCGTGTTAAAGCGGCTGCGTTTATCGGAACATTACAAGCAGGTTACACTGACTTCCATTATCTTCGTGATGTATGGAAAAGAACAACTGAAAAAGACGCACTTATCGGAGTATCTATGACAGGTATTGGTTCAGGTGTAGTTCTTGGATATGATATGAAAGAAGCGGCTAATCTTGTTAAAGAAGAAAACAATAGAGTTGCAGAACTTATCGGAATTAACAAATCAGCAAGAATGACAACTGTTAAACCAGCAGGAACAACTTCTTTGACATTAGGAACATCAAGTGGTATTCACGCTTGGCACAATGATTACTACATCAGAAGAGTTCGTGTAGGAAAGAATGAATCAATCTATACTTATTTAGTTGAAAATCATCCGGAACTTGTTGAAGATGAATACTTCCGTCCTCACGATACCGCAGTTATCTCTGTTCCACAAAAGGCACCGGTAGGAGCAATCTTGAGAACAGAAAGTCCATTCCAACTTCTTGATAGAATTAAAAAGATTACACAAGAGTGGGTTAGACCGGGACACAGAAGTGGCTCGAATACTCACAACGTATCTGCCACCGTAAGTTTGAAACCTGAAGATTGGGAATTAGCTGGTGAGTGGATGTGGGATAATCGTGACTTCTATAATGGTCTTTCAGTATTACCTTATTCCGACCATACTTATAAACAAAGTCCTTTTGAGGATTGTGATAAAGAAACATTTGAAAGAATGTTTAAATCATTACATAGTATTGATTTAAGTAAGGTAGTCGAGCTCACAGATGAAACTGATTTAAGTGGTGAAATCGCTTGTGGAGCGGCGGGATGTGAGATTAAGTAAATATAAATAATATTAATTTATGAAAGGTGAGTAAAAAGAAATTACTCACCTTTCGTATATTTATTAATATGGGAAAAAAAGGACAAACAAAGTATGAAGGTATGTTTCATAAAAATCAATTATTTAATAAATGGATAGTAATTGATGAAAAAGTAGTGATGATTAAAGAGGCTAGACTTTTATGCAAATGTACTGAATGTAATATGACTGAAAAATATGTACCAATAATACAATTAATTAAAAATGTGTCCAAAAGATGTTCGGTTTGTGGTTATTCAAGAAAACTGAATGAAAATCCAGCATGGAAAGGGTACAAAGAAATTCCATTTGCATGGTTCAGTAAATATTTTTTAAGGAAGGGAAGAAAAAAACAAGGTGAAGTCACGATAGAAGATATTTACGATTTATGGGTCAAACAAAATAAAAAATGTAATCTATCTGGAATTCAGATAGATTTTATTAAAAGAAAAGAAGGTATTTCTGCGTCCATAGATAGGATAGATTCAAGTAAAGAATATGTTAAAGATAATATCCAGCTTGTTCATAAAGATATAAATTTAATGAAAAATCATTTTAACCAAGATTATTTTTTGGATATATGTAAAAAAATTACAAATGAAAGAAAACGAAAAGAAACTTCCTAAACTTCTCCCTTCTTATTATTATTTTAATGAAAAGGGTTTATTAGTTTTTACTGAAGATTATCATTTAAATCGTGGGTACTGTTGTGGAAATAATTGTTTAAATTGTCCTTATGAACCAAAACACACTAAAGGTATCAAAAATATAAAAAAATAATAATCCATTATATTTATAGTTATGTCAGACGGTAAAACATATGGTATTGCGTTTCCTTTTAATTTTTCAACAGAAGGTAAGTATTTGAAGTTAACTCAAACAGCTAATGATGAAATAAGAACAGACCTTATTCATTTATTATTAACTAAAAAAGGTTCTAGATATTTTTTACCTGATTTTGGTACAAGACTATATGAATATATTTTTGAACCGTTAGACTCACCAACATTTAATAATATTGAATCAGATATCAGAGAGGCGTGTGAAAAATATTTACCTCAATTAAAAATAACTAATATATCAGTAAAGGCTGCGTCAGACGAAGAAGAATATAAAACAAATATATATGGGGTTACTGAAAATAAAGAATTTTATGTTCCGGGAAAAAACACTAATGAATATACGGCAATCGTTAGAATTGATTATGTTATAACTAGTGATGCTTTCGGTAGTAGAGATTTTATAATACTTAATATTTAAAATATAATGGCAGAAAAAAGAATATCATATACAGTAAGAGATTTCCAAGCACTAAGAACGGAATTAATCAATTTTACAAAAACATATTATCCTGAATTAATTGATAATTTTAATGATGCATCAGTATATTCTGTGTTATTGGATTTGAACGCAGCAATATCTGATAATTTACATTTTCATATTGATAGAAGTATTCAAGAAACAGTATTGCAATACGCTCAACAAAAATCATCTATTTTTAACATTGCAAGAACTTACGGGTTAAAATTACCCGGACAAAGACCTTCAGTATCTTTAGTTGATTTTTCAATAACAGTACCGGCTAATGGGGATAAAGATGATGAGTCATATGAGGGTGTTTTAAGAAGAGGAAGTCAAGTCGTTGGTGCCGGACAGATATTTGAAGCGGTTAATGATATTGATTTTGGTTCGCCATATAATTCACAAGGATTTCCTAATAGGTTAAAAATACCAAATTTTGATGGTAATAATAATCTAATAAATTATACAATAACCAAAAGGGAAGTGGTTGTTAATGGTTTAACTAAAGTTTTTAAACAGGTTATTATGCCAAATGACGTTAGACCTTTTTATGAGTTATTTTTACCTGAAAAAAATGTATTGGGTATAACATCGGTTATTCAAAAAGATGGTACAAGTTATGCAAATGTTCCAACCGCACAAGAGTTTTTATCACCGGATGGTAGGTGGTATGAAGTTGATGCTTTGGCTCAAGATAGAGTTTTTATTGAAGACCCAACAAAACCTTCTGATTTACCAGGAGTTAAAGTTGGTAAATATATAACAACTGGTGATAGATTTATAACTGAGTTTACACCTGAAGGATTTTTAAAAATGACATTTGGTGGTGGAAATACATCTGCAGAAGAACAGTTAAGAGAATTTGCAAGAACAGGAATTAATACTCAAAGTATGCAGAATTATCTTAATAACTTTGCATTAGGAAGTACTTTAAAACCAAATACTACTATATTTGTCCAATATAGAGTTGGTGGAGGATTAGCAACTAATATAGGGGTTAATGTTATAAATCAAATAGGGACAGTTTCGTTCTTTGTTAATGGACCTTCAGAATCAACTAACGCAGCGGTAGTTAACTCATTAAGATGTAATAATGTAACTGCAGCAATTGGTGGAGCAGGGTTACCAACATTGGAGGAAATTAGAAATTATGTTTCTTTTAATTTTTCTGCTCAAAATAGGGCGGTTACAATTAACGATTATGAATCACTTATTAGAAAAATGCCATCACAATTTGGTGCTCCGGCAAAGGTTGCAATTCTTGAAGAAGATAATAAGATAAAAATAAAAATATTATCATATGATACTTCAGGTGCTTTAACTCAAATTGTTTCAAATACATTAATGACTAATTTAGCAGAATATTTGTCTAATTATAGAATGTTAAATGATTATGTTTCAGTTGAAACTGCGGAAGTAATAGACTTATCAGTTGAAATGTCTATTGTTTTAGATGCAAGTCAAAATCAAGGAACTGTTATTAGTTCTGTAATTAATAAGATTTCAAACTATTTTAATCCTGCATTAAGACAATTAGGTCAAAATGTTAATTTATCTGAAATAAATAGAATTGTACAATCTGAAAATGGTGTTTTATCTATAACTGATTTATCCATTTTTAATAATGTTGGGGGTCAATATTCTTCTTCAGAAACATCTATGATGTATTCGGACCCCGAAACAAAAAAAATAGACCCTGTTGATGGAACTATTTTCGCATTGCCTAATCAAGTATATCAAATTAGGTATCCAAATAAGGACATTAGGATTAAAGTTAAGAATTTCCAAGTAGTATCTATTACTTAATAATTTATTTATTTAATAAACAAGTTATCTTTAGTTTAAGTTTTATAATAATTTATAAAAACTTAATATAACTCATTTTAAAAATGAGTGATTAACTATTTATCAATAAAGGAAATTAATGGGTAAATCATATAGGATACGGACAACTCCCGGACAAGATAAAAATATTGTTGTTGAAATTGACCAAGATTTTGAACAATTGGAAATTTTATCTTTAAAACTAAGACAACAGGACGTTTATTTAAGAATGTGTTCTGATTATGGTGTCATTGCTGGCAGAGTTATTGCTAACAATGGGTTTGGAATCCCAAACGCAAAAGTTTCTATTTTTATTCCTGTAAGTACCGAAGATGAAGAAAATCCTGTAATATCTGCAATATATCCATATAAAAGTTTAGAAGATACTAATGAAGATGGATATAAATTTAATTTACTACCTTATTTACCATCATATTCTAACCATGTACCAACAGGTACTTATCCAACTAGAAAAGATGCATTAGTTAATCAAACAGTAGTTGAATTGTATGATAAATATTACAAATATACTGTAACAACTAATGATAGTGGGGATTATATGATTTTTGGTGTACCAGTTGGTACTCAAACATTAGTTATGAATGTTGATTTATCTGATATTGGTGCTTTTTCATTAACACCTGCCGATTTAATTAGAATGGGTATTGCTACTGAGGAACAATTTAATGGTAATAAATTTAAATCATCATCTAATTTTAATGAGTTACCACAAATAATAGTAATAAATAAAACAATTGAAGTTGTACCATTTTGGGGACAACCGGAAATATGTCAAATAGGAATAACTAGGAGTGATTTTGATTTAACTAATGATTCAAATATTGATATCAAACCAACGGCTATTTTTATGGGTTCTTTAGTCAGTACTAATGAAAAAGCGGCGATAAGTACTACAGGTAAGGCAAAAAAAGAAACCGGTGATTTATGTAAATTAATTACATCACCAGGAGAAATAATTGCAATAACACAAACAATAGAAAGAGATTCAAATGGTTTACCGATACTTGAAAGGGCTAATTTACCAAATGGTGGTAAATTAATAGATGCTGATGGAACATGGATGTTTGACTTACCTATGAATATGGATTATATAATAACTAATGAATTTGGTGAGCAAGTTTTATCTACAGACCCTAATAAAGGTATTCCAACAAGAGGTAAATATAGATTTAAAATAAAATGGCAACAAAGTAATAGTTTAACTGAGGATTATAAGAGAGGTTATTTTTTGGTACCTAATATTAGAGAAAAAGGGTGGGATATAAATAGTCCTAATTCAGACCCATTAACGGGTGCTTTAGGAGCTAGTAATTATTTTGATGCTCAAAGTTCATATGCTTTTAGTTTAGATTGGTCATCCTATACATCAAGTAATAATATAACAATATCTAATCCTGATATTGCAACTGCTGTTAATTGTGAAGACACTTTTTATGATTTTAGTTATAATAAAGTTTATACAGTTTCAGGATTTGTAGATAATTTTAAACGTAGTTCGGCCAGAGAAAAATTTATTGGTATTAAAAGAATTGATGATGATACATGTTCTGATTCAGTTAATAGATATCCGGTTAATGACGGTGTTTTTCATGCAAGTATTTTATGGATAATGACTAATATAATAATAACAATACTTGGCACTTTGTTTGCATATGTTATAATACCTTCCTATCATGTTGTTGCTTGGATTTGGGGTCAAGAAGACCCTGATGATGGTGATAAAAATGGTGGTTGGTTAATTAAAGTATTATTTGTATTTCTTGAGTTATGGTTAGGTATTGAAGCAGCTAATTTTGCATATGCTGCGATTATTGCTTTTGGTGGTCTTGATTTTGGTGCGGGAGGAGCATTTACGTTTTTGGCTCTTGGGTTTTTATATCTTTTTGCAAAATTGGCAAAGGCTTTTGATAAAATAGGAGAACCACCATTACATCCAATTAAATTACCTATGATTACTTATCCTGATTGTGATGTATGTACTTGCGAACCAAGTGGGGTTGAACCCATTGGAGCAACTGCGACATCAGTACCAACAACAACTGTTAATCAATCAAATGGTTTATTTTTTGATTTTAATAATACGGCATCATATAATGCTCTTAGTTTAATATCTAATTGTATAACTAATACTGATATTGAAAGTGTTTTAAAATTAATAAGTCCACCTGTGATAAATGGTTATGTTTCATCGTATGTTCCAAATAAAGTTAATGCAAATAATTTTGAATATACTACAGATGATTTACCGTTTGGTGAAAGGGTTAATCTTTTTAATTCTAAAGGGAAATATTTTGAAGGGGTTAATAAAATTTCAATCTCATATGAACCAACAAATAATAATGTATATCATTATGATAATGTTATAATAGTTATTGGTAAAAATAATATTGATTCAGGAACAATGTTTACTACTATTAATCCTAATTCCTCTAAAGACCCTAATATAAGTTCAGGAGTTACTAATATTTATGGCACACGTAATATATCAGGAACAACAAATTATCCTCAAAATTTAACCATAACCTATGCTAACCCTTCCTCAAGAATAGGTAATAATACTGCACAATATGTATTAACTTCAACATTTACCGAACAATTATTATATAGATATCCTGCAGATATTGAATATTTTCAAGTTTTAACTGGATTAACAATTAATGAATTTAATACAATAAGTTCTAACTTTTCTAATCTTCCTAATTTTGATGCGTCATTCGGAGGGTTATTAAAATCAAAAACAAATATAAAAAAACAGGCAACACCATTCACTTGTTACGAAGAGTTTGTTGTTACAGATTTAATAAATAAAGAAAGTGTTGTTTATATTATTCAAAGAGGAGTTGACCCATATTCACCACAATATAATACTAAAATAGGTTTAGGTAAATTATTTGGTGGTTCAAATGAATCAGATGTTGAAATAACTGGTGATTTTAGACTAAACATACCAATTAAAAATTCAAATAACAATAATCAAGAATCAATGTTTGTTCATGATTTATCAACAAATAATAACATCACTAATAATGGGTTTAATTTATTTTATCCATCTTATATTTTCACACCGGATTCTGTAGCATTTAGTTCGTATACTACAAATCTTCATAGTTATTATTCTCAGTTGGATTCTACCTTGAATTACCAAATAGATTCATCAAATAGTAATAGTAATTTTCAAACATATATTAATAATACAACACATAACGGTGTTAAAGATATTTTTACTCGAATACAAAATGATTTTTATTCTCCGGTTAATAGTAATAATAGGTATGGTAAGTACGAATCATTTGTAGGAAGTTCTTATATGACTAAATCAGATTCTATATTTCCATATGGGTATTATTTTAGTAAAATATATCCACAAACAATATCAATGACTATTAATAACCAACAAAATAGAATAGTTATGAGGTCAGATAGATTACCATCTTCAGATGTGTTAACTCAACAATATTTGAATAATACTATGCTATTACAACAAAATAATTCATTTGCAATTTACTTATATAATAATGGACAGTCTGTATTAATAGGTGGTTCTTTAGGTAGTACACAAGTAGGTCAAGGATTTAATAGTAATAATAATGCGTATGAAAGTGTTTTAGATTCTTTTACTTGTGATAATATGGTTGGTTTAAATTGTTATAATGGAGATGGTCTTAATTTTAGTATACTAAATCCTTGCATTGCTGATGATAATGTAGTTAAATATGGTTGTTATAAATTTGTTAAAAAACCAATTAAAGATATTGCTAAAGATATTTCAAATATGAATGAATACATTTATAGATTTAAATTTTTTTATGCGTTATGTCAAGGGGTGTTATCCAATGTGTTTAATAATAATTGGATTAATGGTAATTTATTTGCTGTTCCATTTAAAGTTATAACATATTATAATTCACTAAATAAAGTTAGTCTTAGAAAATATCCTGACTATGTAGTTGTATTACATGATGAAAGTAATAATTTTTATTATC